CCTTCTACAGTGTCATGTAGTACCATGTTAGCAGGGCTTTCAGCACCAGAGTAAATAATAATTGAACGCTTACAAAAGATAACTAAGAATCCATTGTGTGCTGATAATGCTACAATCTCATCGTGACCCGTAGGGAATACTGTGGTTAAGTCTAAAGAACCTGCTGTGCCGCCTGACCACTTATGTCCTTGTAGTGTGTCACTCCAGTAAACAGTCTTAGTGTTACCAGACACATCAGCCGCCCATAGTCTACCGTATGCGCCTATAACTTCGTTAGCCTGTGGTGGTGTGGTTGCCCCGCTAAAAGAACTATGTTTGGCTAGTACACCAGAACCACTAGAGTCTGTATAGATTAAAGGCTCATGTCCTCTTTGATAAAAATACGTATGGTTATTGAAGCTAACAATCTTCCAGTTGTTTGCTGATATAGCAGGTGTCGAACCCGTAGGTGTTATGTCAGATGAAAAATCAAGACCTGAATATATTTTATTGTCAGCCGCAGAGAATACTACTTTGTCACCACTAGCGTCTAAGGACTCAAATACAGCCTCTACGCCACGACTGTCTGTGGCAAAGGAAACATTAGAGGATTGCTCCGTATAGCCCTTACGCGCCCCTATACGTCCATATTCGTCAATGATACAGTTACTAGCGGTAGCCGCAAAGGACTGGTCAATGGATACAGGCGAATCCTGACTGTTAATGCCCGCAAATCCTGGGGCTTGTACTGTAATGTTCTGTAGTTGTTGTGCCATTAGCAAGGTGTCCATACAGTTTCAGAAGGGAATCTAGCGGCATCAAACGCTACTGCATCTGCTAACGTAGTGTCCGCTAAAGCAAATAGTTCCTGTGACGAAGTACCGCCTGTCTCTCCACGCTCGCGAGAGGCTAAGGCTACTGCGTACTGTACTACTGGTGATGAAGGTACAACTAGTTTATCTGCGTCAAGAGTAAATGCATCTGCTCTATCTACAATGTTAAATCGTAATGTATATGCTTTGTCAGGCTTAGGGTATAAGTCAACTAACGCGTTGCCGTTAGTGTCCACACCATTCCAAGAGTAGTACTCAGGAGAACCTTTAACAGGCTCTTGTACTAGGTATGCGTTGTTCATCCAAGACGAACTAGCGGGACGCATAAAGAAGTTAGACGTGTCGTTGATAACGTCTAGTATCTTAAAGGCGTTGTTAGTACCAGTCATACTATAACTAAACTGATTGTCAGCGGTAGTTACTGTGATTGTCCCTCTAAGTGCTGACCAATCCCAAGCATCCTCTACAATACGTCTAGCATCGTTAACAAACTCTCCTATTAGTTTTACGTAGGAGTCTGTTGTGCTTTCGATACTAGCGGTTTCATTCTCTCGCATTCTACGCAGTACACTGTTTACTAGTTGTAAGTAAGTCATTATCCATATTTCCTTAAGTTTGTTCTTGGATTAAACATTAACCCAGAAGACTTAATTTCTGTGTCAAATTTAAACAGGTCTTTATCAAACAGTTTTTCAGTTTCTGTTTCTTCTTCTTCACCGCCTATCCCTAAAAGCATACCCCGTGAACCTCGTGAAGGTAAAGAAAAGTTTATATCAAAATCAGGTAAGTTAAAATCAGGTAAGTCCCAACTAGGTAAGCTATAGTCAGGTAAATCAATATCGGGTAAACTAACATCCGATAAAGCCTCAACACCTTCTTTAATCGGTTCTATTAATATGTCTTCAGCTTCCGACAATACATCTGAACCTAAATCTATAACATCCTGACCGAACTCTTTACCCGCTTGTAGCGCAGGGTCTACATAAGTGTCGCCTAAATAATCTAACCCTGTATCAACAGCGTCTATAACATCTTCACCAAACTCTTTAGTAGCTTGTAGCGCAGGGTCTACTACACTCCTACCAAACTCATCTAGTACGTCATCAACAGGGTCTATAATATTTTGACCTGCTTCTTTAGCCGCCTGTAACGCAGGGTCTACATAAGACTCGCCTAAGGCATCTAGTTTTTCATCAAGAAAATCTACAGCAGGTTCAAGCGTATCAGCTACGAAGTCTACACCTTCTTCAAATGTTTCACCTATAAAATCTAAAGGCGGCTTAAGTATATCTTCAGCAACATCTCCAACCGCTTCAACACCTGATACTATAGCATTCCCTAAGTCCTTTACAACTTGAGGAGTCTTAAAGTCAGTGTCTGGTAAATCTATATCTATATCAATAGAATCTATAAGAGCGCCTGTTGCTGACTTTTTAAACTCGTCTGAACCAGAGTCTCCTTTTAAAACAGCCTTAGATGTGTCTATTATTACAGTTTGTGCAGGAACAGGCAAAGATGATATATCAACCCCTGCCGCATCAAAACCGTCTATAATGTTCTGGTCTGTAAGGTTTGCTAGTTTTTGACCCGCAAAGGTTTTAACTGCCGCACCACCAATATCTTCAAACTCCGTAGCCCCTTGTATTACGGCTTTTGCAGCTTGAAACAAAGGAGCAACTGGAGGATAAACAACGGAAAGAACATCTAATCCTACTTCCCATATATCCTGCCATATGCCTCCTATTGTGCCTGAGTCTTTAGGCTTTTGATTATCCCAATAAGCAATGTTACCATAAGTACCTACTTCGCCTATAGTAAAGTTCTCAGCATTGGGGTTCATGCTTTGAGCGTCTAAAGCTGTTCCTGTATTCAAAACATATCTTGTTGACATTGTAGAGCCTTCGCCAAAGACATTAGCACCTGTCGTATATGTTTCTTCACCATAGCTGTCTATGTTGTTTCTGTCTAAATAACCAGTCATAGATAAACGCTGTGCATCAAACGCTCTGCTATGTATTTCCTCTACAGTGTTTAATTCTTCTTTGTGTTGTTCCCAACCAAACCTGTTCTTACCTCCACGCCATTCCTGTACACTATGGTAAGTTTCAAAGTCTTCTTTTTTATCAAAATCTAAAGCACCTTTTCTAATTAGTGATTTGATTTTATTTTTTTCACTGTTAGTTAAGTCTTCGTTGTTTAAAGATTGTTTTAAATAATCTACATATTCTGCGTCCGCAACAGCCTTAGCTTCTGCGATACTAGTTGGTGTTCTGTCAAAACCTAGTTCACTTAATCTTTCTGCTTCTTCTTGTCTTCTCCTTTCAAAAGACGCGGCTACAGCTTCTTCATTCTCTTTCTTTTCAAAAGCCTCTTTTTCAGCTACAAGTTCTGAATCTGCGAACAGTTCTTCATACGTAACTGGTGTAGAATCAAAAGTTTCTTCTGAAGAAGGTTTAGCATACGTACCAGAGCCGCCTATGCCGCCAGTAGGGTCAAAAGTAGCGTCTACATATTGTGCTGTATTGGTTGCATAGCCAGTAGATTGTTCGGCTTCTTTAGCTAAACGCTCTAAACGTAACCTTTGTCTTTCTGCCTCTTTTTTTGCAGCTTCTCTTTCAGCCCGTGTGTCTGTACCTTCTTCTCCCCCACGCGCCCTAGAGTTTTCTGCGGGCGACTTATATCCATATCCTGACATTATCTATTCCTCCCTACGCCTTTGGTCTTCTCTACGGTACGCATAGCACCTAAACCTAACATACCCATCAGTACTGGCATCATGGTTGACATATCTAGTATAGGGACTTCAATGGTAGAATCGGCAAGAGCAAGCGCAAAATTTGCCATCGGGATAAGAAGGTAGTTACTCGCAAGTCCAAGACAACAAGTCCAACCAACAGCAGGTCTCCAACCCGATACAAATAGGCTTCGGTGTGCCGCTTCTGTCTTATTAACTTCAAGTTGCGCTTTCGCAAGTTCCTGCGCGTGTTTTTCAGCCATTGTCGAAAGTTCAAACGCGATAGCATTCTTCTTGTCTTTATCCTCTATGAATTTGTCAAGTAGTCCCGTTACTGGTCCGATAAGTTGCTGTAACATAGTTTACCTCTGTAAGGGACTTGAGTTAAGGTAGTCCATACCCTTCCACAAATCCTCGACTTCTTTAGTTAATGTCTTGAACTTTACTTCTGTATCGCCAATGTCGTTAATAATAATCTCTGCTGTAGCAACCGTAGCTTTCATAGCCTCTATCTCGTTAGATAGCGTAGAAACGTCTGTATTCAATT